TAGAACTTCTGTTCACGCTCGTACTCCTCAGATGCGACCTTACAAAGATGGTCATACTCATCTTTGAGTTCTTGGTCAGTCATGTTGTCAAAGTCATAGTGACGGCCTTTGACACCATATGCCGACTTGTGCATCTCGTACACATCCATTTCCAACATATACCTGTCATACTGAGCAGGCGTTGTGATACCATAACCCTTCCAATGTTCTGGGTCAGTGGTAATCATACCAACCCAACTGCCTGGATTTGCATCCATCCATTCCTTGGACTTAGCGTTGATACTCTCAATATGTGCAATCAAATCTTTCATAGCGAATCACTCCTTCTCATTACTATTATATAATACTTGTTTTCATAACAAATGTCAAGAACTTTCTACAGCTTTTATCAACTTTTGTTTGAGGTCAACAAGACTACTCTCATTCGCTTGGTATCGAATACCAATACCACCCTTTGCAATCCACCTAGATACATTGTCGGGTTTGTCATCCACTAGGATGTTTGGTTTACCATCGAACTTGTTCGTTGCGAACCGTTCCTTCTGACCAGTGAAGATAAGATTCTCTACTGGTGGCATCATGAAGTGTCTCTGCAACCACACTCGTTTCCAGTATGCAGAGTTATCCCTGTCACCTCGTAATGGTGACGAGCAGATACCCCAACCATCTTCACCAACCAAGTTGACTACAAAGTTTACCAACTCGTTTGATGTCTTATACGGTTCAAGTGTGTTGAAGAAGTCTGTACCCTTCAACCCCATAATTGATTCCTCAGTCTTCGGAATCTTCTTCCAATGGTCTACATTGAAGTGTTTTTCCAGACCACCAAAGAAGTCTACAATCACGCCATCCATGTCTAAGTATAATGTCATCATATATTTCCTTCTCGTATTTTCTCCATACGCATCACACTCTCAATCCACTTTTCTGGTGTCATAATGTGTTGCGATACTGTTACTTTTAGTTTGTTTTTCTTGAACTGACCTTTGAGCATCTTTGCAAACTCAACTCCAAAGAACCGTGAGGACAGTTTGATTACATCCCTACGGAATCCAATGTCATGGTGCATATTACCACACAAGTGTGCAAACTCATGAATGATTGTGTAAGGACAGTTAGTCTCTTGAAGACGCATTGTACCATACCAAGTCGCTTGACCAGCAGTGCGTCCACGAAAGTGTGCGAGTTCAAGTTTCGGGTCAGTTCGACCATAACGTGACGCATCCTCTTTCTTACATAGGTCTTGATATGTCTTCGACTTTGCAACCTTCTTGAAGTACCGTTCAGACTGTTTCCAGTTCAGACGTTTGAACTTTGTGCAGTTTGGATACTTGTTCTTGTACTCTGCGATTGCAGCGAACTCTGAATTGTAGGTCTTCTGGCGACCAGCATCTTTGAAGTTCGCTTTACCTGTTTTGATTACCTTGTTCTTTTTAGACCAGTAATTTGCATACTTGTTTGCGTATTCGTGCGACATGATTTTCGCAGCGGCTTGATAGGCATCTGTTGAACTGTTGTACATAATATAGAACCTCTTCTCTCAGTTTCTATATTCATTCTACTTGTTTTTATAACAAATGTCAAGGGGTTTTGGGAAATAAAAAAAACCCTTGAAAAACAAGGGTTTTTGATGAGGTTATGTGCGGTCTTTTTTCTTGAGTTCCTTCGCAATCCATGATTTTGCGATGCGATTCGTTACTTTCTTCTTGACCAGAATCATGCACCGTTTCCAGACCTTTGCGAATACGTCTTCACCAGCGTCATTGTTGTCCACGATAATCATGTTTGCGTTACCGAATAGTCTCTGGAACTTACCGATATTCTGTTGCACTGCGTTCCACATTGCAGCGACTTCCTTCTCTGGAAGTGTACGTTTACGCATCTTGTTACGTTCTTGTGCAGTGTCCAGTGATGTGTTGACAAAAATCATGTAACACTCATAACCAAGATTCTTTAGACCAGCAACCTGTGTTGCAATCTTATCGTAGTCCTTACCTGTACCGTCAATGATAAGTCCTAAACGTCCGTCAAGGAAGTTACCTTGCATACGTTTGGTAGTCGCTTTCGCTCTACCACGAATCTCTTGTCCTTGGTCTGAATAGATGTCTTCGGGTGTAGTCTCTAGTCCAGCATCCTTCAACATCTTCTCATAGATGTCATCACTGTTAATCAACTTCATACCTAGACCACCAGTAGTACGTCTTTGTACATATGACTTACCACTGCCTGGGCCACCAGCCATGAAGATGGCTTTAAATATGTTGGGGTCGTAAACTCCCTCTTGTAACTGATGAAATGTCTTCATGATTTATCTTTCCTAACAACTCTTTTAGGTATTTATATTCCTCTTCTTTCATAACTTCCACTCGCCTTTCCTGTCTCTGTAGATTGGTGAACTTTTTTAGTTTTTGTTTTGATTTAGCTTTCATTGGAATTCCTTCTCTATGTTTTTTCATTATCATGATAAAGGTTTCTTGAGTTGTTATTTGATGCCTCCTTTATAGTACTATATCCTCAGACCTACCCCCACCTTGCATGGTTGTCGGTACTGCTGGAGCTTGTTGTGATAGACCATCCTTCACTACCTGTAAACGCATGGTGTGTTTACCTTCGGTTGCAACCTTGAAGTCATGTCTAAGATTTTTGATGAGATATTTACCAGCGAGTTTTGCATCTAAACCACCACCCGACATTGTTGATGATGATTTGATTGCAAGGTCAACGATATCTCCCGCCTGTAATGATGTGTTTCCAGGCACAGTTACATTCAATGTGATACCATAATCTAACTGTGCAAGTCTTCCATTGGTTCGTTGTAGATTGAACACCGCACCATCACCTTCGTATGGGTAACCGTCCGTTTCGTTGAAAATTTTACCGTCACTGGTTGAAGTGACAAATAACTTTGCATCTTCTGTAGATTCAAGTGTTTGTGATACCAATGGATATGACTCTAAATGTGTGTCTTTGTCGTACATATCTATATAGTCATACAGATGTTTAGAAATCTTCTTATTATAGAAATCATGTAAAATTAATTTTGATGAAAGTAGTCCGTCTTCCATTTGTGCAGATATATCTGTTGTACTCACAACTTCGTAACCATGAATACTCTGCAAATTTGTTGCAGCGTTAATTGTACCCTTTTCATCCAATTGGTTTGGAATATTCTCTTTGTAGTAATATGCAACATCTTGAGAACATAAACCATCCACAGACCTCAAATGAAACCCCTTAGTTGTTTCATAGAATAAAAATGCTGGTGATGAACCATAATTTTTGGAGTTACACCTGTCCAACACCTTTTCAATTGCATCTAATGGGGTGATATTAGGCATAACCATTTTTACCATATTTGCAGTTTCTTCATAGTGAAATTTGGTGGTTGAACGTAGATAGTTATCATCACGCAAAATCTTACGCACGATTTCGTGTGGTTCTCCTCTGTATGATTGTGATACTCTTGAGATGTTATTTCTGTGAATCTCATGTATCACAAAATCTAGACCAATGAGAGTTGCACTCTCATTAGCACCATACTGCATATTGATTTTATAAATGTCCAGTGGTTGTTTGGTGTAGTCGATGACTGTATCTTCATCTGGTTTTGTTTGTGGTGTGGAAAGTTTTAAGAACAACTTCTCTTGACCAATGATAGGGCCGTTCTGAAGAATATTGGTTGTATCCTTCAGTGTGATACTACCACTGATGGTTTCATCGAAAATACTTTCATAGAATGTAATTGATTCTACTAACTGTGCAACATCTAATTTATTACCTGTAGTAGTCAGTATTTCACATCTATCGAAATTAAAATCGCCTGCATATTTAAGGTCAGACTTCGCCATTATTATTCACCTAATACTGTTTCAAATTCATCTACAAATTGATTTATAAACCTTGGTTGCACCAATCTAATTTTTCTCTTCCTATCTTGTAGTTTCTGTTCATGGGCGTAAAACGAAATAGGAGTTGCACTTGGATAGTCCGTGATATTCATACCAACATCAATAACTTCTGTGGTATCACCAGAGGTCTGTTCAATTTCATAGTGATGAATTGCAGCAGGGTTTGTATACTTGTCCTTGATGAACTGTTCAAATGCTTGAACGGACATAGGCCAATCAGAATAGTAATCAACAATATTATTGATAACAAGAATTACCCAATGAAGATTTGAATCACCATAGTACTTGTATGCAATCATCTCTGGTGTCTCACCGTCCTGTACATCATAGTAATCAAAGTCTACGATGTTATCACTTGCATTAGACTTGACCTTGACTCTTCTGAAAAGGTTTGTCATTATAGTTTCTTTACCGTTTCCCTTTGCGTCATAACTTAATACAGGAAACATACTGAAATAACTCATTAGTATCCAGCTCCTAATCTTTCTCTGGTTATGATTTCTAGTTCTCTAAAACCAAGAGAGATTTCTGTTTCTACAGGTGGAGCACCCTTATCGTTTGGTCTGAAGAAACCAACACGTTCACCACCAAATTTTACATCACATTTCTCTAACACACAGGTTGAGATTTTGTTTAGATATGCGTTTTCTCTATTACCATTGACCATACGATATTCGATATCAAATGTTGATGGTGGAATCATTGTTCTTGATGTTCCAATATCACCATCGAAACTTGGTGCCATGTAAAATCTAAACATCCTTACAATCTCATCTACTGCATCCGCTTCTGCTTCAGACTTAGGCATCATCCTAAATGTAAAGCTGAAAGAACGTCTATCTACACCCTCAAACAACATTTCCATGCGGTTATTAAATACTTTACCAGCACGAATCTCAAGTGCAGCTTTAGCGCCTGGTGCAATTCCGTCTAACGCCTTCTTTGCCATGTTTGCACCACCTTGTTCTATAGGTGCCATTGTTTTATCGAAAATCTCTCCCATACTTAGACCTTGACTGAACCCTTTGTATGCTTCCATAGCGGCAAGAGCTGCAGTACCAATTTCGTGTTCACCATATTTGGAGTTTTGAGATAACTCAACGGTTGCAGGCATATACATTGCAATAGAACTTGCAAGTCTTCTTGTTGGTGGTCTGTCTACAGATAAGGTTGTTTTCTCTGTATTTTTATATGAGTTGTCATATTGTGTTCTACTAGTCGATGCATTTGCACTGTAATCGGTATATGTTTCAGTTCTGTATTTGGGTATCTTTTTTTCAAATGGTGTACCCTTTTGTACAGTCTCTTCACCAATTTGAATTTGTCTTGTTTTCGTTGGGAACTTTTTCTTACCACCAGCACCGAACTCGACATTTGCATTGGACTGTTCATTGATAAAGAACTGAATATAGTGACCTTGTTCTGTTGAACCCAAGTCTTCTGGATAAATGACAGACTTACCCTCAAATGGGTTTACCTGTAACCTAGAAAAGTTCTGTGACGCAAACGCAAACCCAGAGCGTCTTGGTAACCCACCATTTAGTGGACTCAGACTACCCAGCGCTTGGTTAATTCTGTTCGTTGCACGATTGACTGCAACATTCTTGATTTCGTTTAGGAATCCTCGCATCGTTATAAATATCCTTACATATTATCTACTATTTAGGTGAAACATCATGGCATACCGTGGAAGATACATACCATCAAACCCCAAAAAGTATAAGGGTGACCCATCTAACATTATTTATCGTAGTTTGTGGGAACGGAAGTTTATGGTATATTGTGACGCAAACGAAAGAATATTAGAGTGGGGTTCTGAAGAATTCTTTATTCCATACCGTTCACCCCTTGATGGTAAGGTACACCGATACTTCCCAGACTTCTATGTCAAGGTCAGAACCAAAGAAGGTAAACTGAAGAAGTGGGTTGTAGAGGGCAAACCCAAAGCACAAACAACACCCCCCAAGACACCCAAACGCAAGACCAAGAAATACCTCAATGAAGTGCGTACATATGCAATCAATGAGGCGAAATGGATGAACGCAAAAGAGTGGTGTAAGGACAGAAATATGGAGTTTATCATCCTCACAGAAGTTGAACTGATGATATAAATATTAGTATGGCAGAAGAAAGTTATTTTGACCAGATATCCAAGCAGATAAAGACAGGTAATGAACCTTATACTTGGTATCGTAATCGTATTAAAGAGTTGGGTACACCTAGTGTTCCCGAACTACTTCGTA